GCGGACAATAGCCAGAATTGTCAGCACCAACTCCCACCGAGATAGACAAAAAACGGAGAGCGTCAACATACTCAACCCAGGACAAGTCCTCTACGAGCTCACCAACAAGCTGCCCAAACATAGGATCTCTGACCTGCTCCCACATAGTGACATGTTCAAGGAGGGGGAAGTCATCTCAGACTCAAGAGGACAGGGATCACAGCAGGTTGTGCAACTATAATTTGTCAGGAATTGATAACGCTATAAACATATATGGCCTAATCATAGGCGTCGCGGGAGCCGTCCTTGGAATCTTCTCTTTCGCCATAGCCCGGATGGGAGACGCCCGCAAGATGGAGAACAGACTCACCTCCATAGAAGGCGACATAAAAGCGATACGAGTGAAGATCGATCCAATATGGAACGCCATAACCAGTGAGTTCCCCAAGCTAATAATTAGAGAAGACACACCTGAGATCGACACCCTCCTCCGTAAATTCATGATAAAAACCAGCCCACTCAATCCTAATGAAAACCAAAGACTAATTGAACTTCTGGATGAAGAACAGCAAAAGGCAATAGAGACAGGGGACGCAGGAAGAGGACTAACCATCGTCATGATAAAGGGGACCATAGCGAGCCAACACGAGGCTCCATAAATCACCCCCTCAAGGAGATAATCCCCGATGAAGCATCCAGAAGCCAAGACCAAGATCAAAGTCCCAGAGGAGTTCAAGCCACTCATTGAGGACCTACGCGACCTCAAGAGAGATGGTCAAAACCCAAACAAGATGAACAAGAGCCGAAGAGAAGCCCTATGGCGTAGTCTCATGAAGTTCGGCTGGTTCAAACCGATTCTAGTCGATGGAGAAGGTCTACTGGGTGATGGAGAGCAGCGCCTAGAAGCCTGCCTGGCCAATGAGGAATACTACGCGCCCATATTGAGACTAGACGTGGACGACAAGGACAGACGCCTCCTTCGCCAAGTAGCCAACAAACTCAGAGGAACTCACGACCCAGACCTCGACGCAGCCGAATACAGACGCATCGTGAACGAAGGCGGCCAGCGTGAACTCGTCCAGATATTACAGCTTAGAGAGAAGGAGCTCCGAGAGGCACTGGAAAACGTTAACCCAAAAATCGACGATTACGATATACTGGCTCTCGATGCAGTAGAGACAGAAGTCGAACGCGGAGACATCTACCGATGCGGTGCCCACCTTATAATGTGTGGCGACTGCACAGACAAGAAGGACATCGACAAACTCATCGGAGACCGCCTCGTAGAGCTCTACTGGACAGACCCACCCTATGGAATAGACTACGGCGAGAAGATGGAATGGCTTCAAAAAGGAGATAGAAGTAGGAAAAAACCGCAGCCCATCATAGGCGACGGCATCAACAACGAAACCCTCGGGAAACTGCTCAAAGACACATTCAGAAACGTGGTACCCTACCTAAACGACTACAACGCATTCTACATCACGTTCGCAGGGACAACGCTCCGGATCCTGCTCAACGTACTCCACGAGGAAGGATGGGCTGTTCACCAGATCCTCATATGGAATAAGAACCGGACCATCATAGGCCGCAGCGACTACCGCTACAAGCACGAACTCATGGTCTATGGCTGGACTGGAAAGAGCAGGAACACTCACGAGTTCATCGTCTACGGATGGAAGACCAAACACAAGTTCTACGGCTACAGGGACCCCACCGTCTGGGACATCCCCGCCCCAAGCAAGAGCGAACTCCACCCAACCATGAAGCCCGTCGAACTCGTCGAGAGAGGCGTAGTCAACAGCACCCTCCCCGGGATGACAGTCCTCGACACCTTCCTCGGATCAGGCACCACCCTGATAGCCTGCGAGCGCACAGTACGAAGATGCCTGGGCATGGAGATCGACCCCAGATATGTCCAAATAGCAATGGATCGCTGGTCTCACTATACTGGCGGAGTCCCAGAGAAGATATAAAAAAATGCGAGAATGTGCAAGAAATGGGAGGAAGTAAATCACAGCGAAAGAGGCGCGTGAGACGTGTCCTAGAACTCTCAACAGCAGGCATGACCATCCCCGACATCAGCACCATGATGAAGAAGGAGGGCTTCAAGGCAAGCGAGCGCACAGTCTGGAACGACCTGCACAGCATCGAGGCCAAGGACTACCTGGATGAGCTTCTACGAAAGCAGCTTACCGATATTACCATCGCCGATATAGAAGTCCGCCTCAAATACAGGGGTAAGCTCCTCGATAAACTGATACCTAGTAAGGTAGAGCAGACGGTAAGCGGCGAATTAACCCAGGAAGTAGAGTTGAAGATACCTGACCTCGAAGGACTTGATGAAGCAGCAGTCGGAGCAATCGTCCAGAACTTCATGGATAACGAGGCGCGGCGACTACGTCAAGCAAAGCCAGGCCCTCTACTCCGCGCTGAAGAACGCCCTGAAGATGGGGTGGATCCCCCAAGATAACGGTCTAAGACCCTCACCTAAACAATTACAATTCCTTCTCCTACCAGACTTTGAGGCCTTCTACGGAGGCGCCGCTGGGGGAGGCAAGAGTGACGCCCTCCTCATGGCAGCCGCCATGTTCTTACATGTACCAGGCTATGCAGCCATCCTATTCAGGAAGTCCCTGCGAGACCACCAGCTCCCCGAAGGACTTATCCCCAGGGCACATGAATGGTGGGCGAACAAGGCCAAGTGGAAGGGAGACACCAACACCTATACCTTCCCCACAACCGCCACAGTCACATTCGGATACATGGACTCACCCCTCGACCACCTCAGATACCAGAGCTCGGCCTACCAGTCCGTAGGCTTCGATGAGGTCCCCCAGCACAGGGAATCACAGGTCCGGTATATGTTCAGCAGGATAAGGAGGACAAAGAAACTCCAGGGATACAAAGTCCCACTCCGAATGAGGAACGCCGGCAACCCAGATGGCCCCTACGTTCAATGGGTGAAACGGCGATACGTCGACTACAAGACCGCCGTAGCCCCTTTCGTCCCCGCAAAGATAGCGGACAACCCAGGCCTGGATCAGAAGACCTACATCCAGAGTCTGATGCACCTTGAGCCTGTAATCAGGGCCCGCCTGATGGATGGCAACTGGGACATAAAAGACGTAGGTCGCATGTTCAGAAGTAGCTGGTTCACAATCCAGATGGCATACCCAGCCGACTGCCAGGCAGTTCGATACTGGGACAAGGCAGCCTCAGAGGCAAAGCCAGGCACTGATCCCGCCTACACTGCTGGCGTCCTCCTTGCCATGGATGACGAAGGCCGTTTCTATGTCCTCGATATACGCCACTTCAGGGGTACACCCAAAACAGTTGAGGATACCATCAAACAGGTAGCTTTCCTCGACAGGGCACGGGTGGAGCGAGGGGAGCTCCGTAGAGTTACAATCTATCAAGAACAGGAGCCAGGCAGTGCAGGCGTTGACGTCATTGACCACTATGCCCGCAAAGTCCTCGTAGGATTCCCATTCTACGCCGATAAAGTCACAGGCTCCAAAGCCGACAGAGCCGTCCCCATGAGCTCAGCAGCTCAGGCTCGGAATGTTTACCTTGTCCCCGGAACATGGGATGTAGAGGGCTATCTAGACGAGTTAGAAGCCTTCCCCGATGCAGAGCACAAGGATAGAGTCGATGCCTCGACAGGCGCCTTCCGCATGCTAACCTCGGCCCCGAGGCCCCCAAAGGTGAGATATGTATGAAGCGAAAATATGACATTACCATAGACGGATACTCAATCCGAAACGACACTGACCTCGATAGGGTTGACCTGTCCAAATCCGAGAGGGATTTGAAGCACAGGAAAGAGAAGTTAAAGAAAAGGGCTGAAACAGGTAGGGAGTTCAAGACTCTCGGATACCTTGTCAGCCTCGAAGAGGAAGATGAAGATGACTAAAGAACCGAAAGTTCGATACGTTAAGTCTGAAGAGAAGGATCCCTGGGGGATGAACCGCAAGCCCAAGGGAGGGCGTAAGGTCCTCGGCAGGGCCATCAAGTTCCCGGATAGGAAGAGGTAACTGAAAATGGCAAGAACCTACACGAAGGCAATGGTAGAGAAGAAACTCAAGAAGGAATGGGATGAGGGACGTCAGAAGAAAATCTATGTCCTCGAAAACTCCCCACATATATCAAATAAATAGGTAAGATTCATGTCTGAGAAAAAAGCGTGGCCTGGACTAATACCCCTAGGTAGGAACCTCCTCTGGGGAGGCGTCAGAGAGCCCAAACTGAAGAGAAGGAGCTCCTCGGCGACACCTACGACAAGCGAATACTACAAGGGCATGCACAAGTATTACCGCTGGTTCAGACAGGATGAAAAGGTCCGCCGCTGCATCGTGGTTAACGCTATGTTTGCCACCATGACGGCTGGCTTTGAGACGGAGCTTGAGGCCACAGGGGATCTCACCAAGGAGCAGAAGCTAGCAGTCATTGAGAAGTATGGCTATGTCAAGGAGTATGTTGATCAGCTCAACAAGCGGGTTAACATGGACAGGATGCTGTTCGTCAGCCAGGTTAAGCGTAGTATCTATGGTAAGGCTGGCTGGGAGATAATCTTCAAATCCAAGGAGGGTCCCCCCGACTGGTTGCTCAGCCTGCAAAGTAACTTGCTGAAACCAAAGATCGATGAGAATTGGAAACTTGTGAACTTCACATACGAGGGTAGGGATGATGCCTACGATGTCAACGAGATACTCTATTTCACCAACCTGCAGCTGGAGAACGACTACGAAGGAATTAGCGACATAGAACCCATCGTAGACGTCTGCAAGGCACGCCATGAACTCCTCCGAGAGGACTTCCCTGAGATCGTCAGGACAATGTGGGCGCCCTATGTGGTAATACAGGCCGACACTACAGGCATGTCCCCCACGAAGGAGGACGCCTTCCTTGATAGCCTCATGGAGGCAGCTAAAAGTGGTAAGAGCCTGGTGATCAACAAGAGCGTCACGGTTGATGTGGTCAAGATGGAAGTCAACTTCATAGGTCTCAATGAGATGCTTAACAAATTCGAGGAGTCCATACTCAGCGCGTTTGGCACCCCCAGATTCCTCATGGGGAAGCCCATCGAGAACCGGGCCACAGCCTACGCCGAGCTCGAAGCCTATGTGCAGGGCCCCATCACATCCATCCAGAGATACCTCAAACGAGAGATAGAGCGCCAGTGGTACGATCGCTGGACCAGATACATACTGGAAGAGAAAGGCCTCAAAGTACCTGCGAATGAGGAGCCTCCTGTCCTAGTCAAACACGTCTGGAATCCCATCAGGGTAGCCGATGTCTACTTGATGGCTACGGCTGTGGCAGCGCTCTACAGCTCAGGGCTAGGCATACTAGGGGACTTCGAGGACATCGCCTTCGACATGATGGGCTGGCCAAAGGAACGCCTGGAGGAGGAGCTCAAGGAACGGGAGGAGCGCAAAGAGGGGACTCCTGAGGAATGAGTCGTCCACGGACTCTTAAATATCCCAGAGATCTGATAAAGCAGGGAATGGAGCGACTTAGCAAGAAACTCCATAAGATTAGGCGCCAGGTAACGCGAGGCACAATATCCAAAGCCAAGGGTAGAGCTCGGGGCTACAGGATACTTGAGGAACATTATAAGGATAGACTGGTGACCCTCAATAAATTTGTAGAGAAGAAAGGACTCACTGGCGTATCTGGTGAGGAGAAGGAACTGCAAGAAGCCCTTGAGGAGGCTAAGGAAAGGTGGGCTCAAATTATTATTGACATACGATGATCTCAGGGCCCAGGAGCATAGGGCAGCTGCAGACCCAGATTACTGGACATCTCCCAAGGGTATCATTCGTAGGGTTGACAGCCTAGTCCAGGACTTCAACTACAGGATAGTAAACAACGCATTCAAGGTAGTGGCACCGACAAACGACGCCAAGTGGATGAAGTGGATTATCCACCCTGAACTATCAGCATCTGGACCATGTTCACACTGTATAGCAAAGTCCCAAGGAGGTAGAGAGGGCTTCTATCACGTTACATGGTTCATGCCCAAGATGCCAGCCCATCCACATTGTCTAACACCTGAAACCGAGGTTAACACTCTTCGAGGACTTGTCCCTATAACGGATGTTGAACTCGGTGACTATGTGTTGACTCATCAAGGTAGATACCGGCGAGTAATCCAGTTACATAAGAATTTCTACAAAGGAAAAATATACTCATTAGGCGGAGGCTGGCTAACCGGAAACCACCCTGTCCTCACACCAAAGGGATGGGCTACTATAGATAGCATTGAGGATGGGAAGCAAGTCCTCAGTATCGCCACTAGTGGACAATGTGATCTTACCATGTGCAACCTTGATTCTGATAAGCCGCCAACCCCTACTCCTGAGGACATTCTCCTTCCCAGTATCGAACCGCCTCTTAGGTTTACTAGAGTGCCAGTTACCCCCGTCAATTTCAATGGCAACCTTCAATCCGAGGATGGCGAAGTCCAAGTTGTAAATATCGAGGGCATACTCAGGAATAACGGGAATCCCAGAGTCCTTGAAGACATTGAAGAAAGCAGATTCAAGGGGAGACATGGGACACCGAATCTGTATCTTGGCAGCACGAGCAATCCGCTCTTTCCGGGAGGCTTTTCGTCCTCTAGTAGCATCATGGGCGGCCTTAACTTGGGCACTGCGCTGATCGGGGGTCCTCTGAGACCACAAAAGCTTCTCAGCCTCACTAAGACTACGAATATGAACCCCAGCCTCGACGAGGCGTCGCCGGATGGTCTTCCTGTCCACCCCGAAGTGTTTAGCGACCTTATTCTCGGAGCATCCTCCGACATACATTTCAACGATTTCCTCAACAGGAAGCTTCATCTCGACGAAGACCCCGAACTTATTTCTCACACGTGGCATAAACCAATCACAACTACAACCATAGACACCGACATATATAAAAATCACGTGTACAACCTGAGCGTGGATGAAGATGAGTCATATACCGTTGGAAAAGACAGACTCATAGTTCATAATTGCGTATGTGAATGGGAGATATGGTTCGTAAGCCCATTCAAGTAATAGCGAGATAAGTGAAACTGTATGCTGAAGGAAAAACGAGTACTCCTAGTGGGAGCCCATCCTGATGACATAGAGATCATGTGCGGTGGGACCCTGTCGAAATACAAGGGTGTAACCGCCCAAGTCAAAAGCATCATATTTGCCCCATGCCTTGAGGACCCACTCAACAAGGGGATCCTAGAGGAATACCAGGCCTCAATGTCATTGCTGGGCATCCATGAGGCTATATATCATTCATACCCCAGGGATGTTCTGGAGGAGCACATACAGCCGATCAGAGACCTACTTCACAAGTTAAAGGAGAGCTTCGCCCCGGAGGTCATCTTCTGCCCCTCGATAAATGATCTTCACCAGGATCATCGAGCCGTGGCCACTGCCTGTAAGACCATCTTCCGGGATAGCGCCACGGTACTCAGTGGAGAAGTCATGAGGAGCACCGTACACTTCACACCCAACCTCTACGTCGTTCTAGCCAACGAAGACATGGTTAACAAACTTAGGCTACTAAATATCTACAAGACTCAAGCCCGCCGGACCTACTTCACACCGGAAATCGTGGAGTCAATCGCCAGGTATCGTGGCTGCCAAGTGTCAACCATCTACGCCGAGGCCTTCGAAATATGGAGAATGACCGACAGATAACTCTCAAGGGCGAGGGTGAGATACTGCTCGGCGACGACGTCCAGATAGGAAGAGACGTCACCATCAACGTGAGCGAGAGACTCAGCATTGGGCCCCGTAGCGTCATCGGAGACTACGCCATCATCGAAGGACGGGACATAGAGCTCGGCCCCGAGTTCTGGAGTGACAGGTACATCCAGATCGGAGGCGGCAGCTGCTTCGAATCACAAAGCTCCTTAAAGATAGGCTATTGGGGACACATGGGACGGGGCACCTTCATTAACACGGCCAGGCCAGTAACGATTGGAGATGAAGTGGGTCTGGGGACAGACACAAAACTCTACACCCACGGAGCCTACCTCTCACCCCTCAACGGATTCCCTGTGGACTTTGCCCCGATTAACATCGGTAGCCGGGTCTGGATCCCTGGGGCCACAGTACTCCCTGGAGTAACCATAGGCTCTGACGTAGTCATTGGCGTGGGATCAGTCGTGACCAAATCCCTCCCGGGAGGCTGCTTGGCTGTGGGCGTCCCAGCTAGAGTAATCAGGGAAAACGAATACCCTAAGAAGAACCAGGACATGAGCGTCCAGATACTAGGGTTCCTCAGTAACTTCAACAAGCACATTGCCCAGATTGATGCGGAGTACCACGACATCACGGGCAACATCCTTATGATCCACCATGAAGGCGAGACGACCTTCAATCCAAGTCAGCAGCTGATAAAAGGTCTCGCCTCAGAACTCACCGAGAAGCTACGAAACGAGTTTAGGCGCCATGGTGTGCGCTTTAAATCGTATCCCATGGAGGGCGTCTATGTCCCTTGGGAAGAATAAAAAATTAAATAAAGGTGAAAATATTGAGTTATCGAATATCAAGACGGTTAATCCCCACAGACTTCAGAGAGGAACTCATCAAAGAATCCCTTGAAATGCATCTCCGCGGGGAGGATACAAGCGACTGCCCTCTCATCCAATGGGGACGTATGTGCGTTAAGAGGGGAGATCCCTGGTGGTACAGCTGCGAGGGGATGGAAGGAGAAGAACTTGAAACAGCCCTACAAGCACGGATGCGGGATGTTATCGATCTCTACTTCAGCATCAAAGAGAAGGGCTACATGGACACCCCCATCTCTGTCTACTTCGACGACACCGGGCAGATAAGGCTCTATGACGGATTCCACCGCATCAGTATCATGACAATGCTCGACGTGGATCCTGTGCTCAATGTGGTGATCGCCAAATTCGATCCTGATCCTCATCTCAGGGGAGAAGGAGACCTGGGAGCCGGCAAGAGAGACTTCCCACTAGTTGAGAGCCTCAGGGACATCAACAGCGGGGACAATAGCTATCACCCCATAGATGATCCCCGTGTCTCCAATTTCCATGTCTGGCGCCAGGACAGCCAAGCTCGTCTCGATCTAATCCGTGACTACATCATAGGAGAAACGGTGCTCGATGTGGGTTGTAGCGAGGGATTCTTCAGCCGGGCTCTAGCCAAAGAAGGATACAAAGTCACAGCTCTAGACTATGGCCCGAAAAGGATAGCTATCACCAGGTACTTGTCCACAATCAATAACCTCGAGCTCGACTATCTCTGGGGGAACTGGGAGCATGAGATCCAAGGGAGGACTTGGGATACCATCATAATGCTAAGTATCATCCACCATCTTCTGCTCACAGAGGGTCCTGACACAGTCCGAGAATATCTTGAACGGCTCCGAGGCTGTTGCAAGCGACTCATCCTGGAGACCCCGCTCACCTCAAGGGACATCAGCTGGGTAAATCAGCCTGACGGGTTCAAGTTCACAGTTGAAGGCATGGGGGAGTTCCTCGAGGAGGCCCTAGACATGAAGCTAATCCACTTGTTCAGAATAAAGGGAAATAACGATCTTCGCGAAATTGAGGAAGAGGTAAAGTGGATGCGTAGACCCATCTATGTTCTGGAGGCCAATACATGAAACTCAACCTAATCAGCAACCTGGGCGAGAATTACAATCCAGATCTGATACTCCAGTACAACACCGCCATCGCTTTCAATCTCAAGAAGATCCTCGAAGAGACTGGCCACGAAGTCAACCTCGTGAACGACCACGCCAATGAGGCACCGCCAGCGGATCACTCAATCGTGATCTCGAATTGGGCCATGAACAGGATGAAAGACGAACCTAAATACATGGAAACGCTGAGGGCAGCCACAGACGGGAAGCTGGGTCTCTGGTTGGATGCCGCCTTCAGTGGTATGGATGAACTCTATGATGTAGTACTCACTGTAACCCCGCCATACTCCACCTCATCCCCCAAGTTCAAGTGGGTAGGATATGCCGCAGACCCCACGGTCTTCTACCCAGACCAGGACTTAAAACCCACGACCTTCGTAGACAGCTATGCCTATGGTTGGTATGGGGGGCAATACGATTATGCCTACGACATCCTAAAAGCCGTGTTTTCTGTCTACCAGATCCAAGTGCTACAGCCAATAAAGCAGTACAACACAGGACGGAGGATCCCATGGACTCAACTTGCCGCCATCTTCAGACGCTGCCACTTCTCCATAGTCACCCAGCTGGGGAATTGGGGACTCACTAATATCGAGGCGGCCACATGCGGGTCTCTCCTGGTAATACACAAACCGATGGAACGAGAATACTCATGGCCATGCGAGCTCAACCACGTCTTCTGGGAAAACCAATTCGACCTTGAGGAGATCCTCAGTCGCCATGTTGACGTCGAGGCAAACCGAGCAAAGGCCCTTGAAAACACATGGGTTAAGGTTGTTGACAGGCTCATGGAGGCTCTACGATGACTCGGCTAAAGGTACTCTTCCCAGCCTGGAACATGGACTCCATAAACTGGGCCCGGCTACGAAACACCTTGATGCCCATAGCGGAGCGCAGCGACCTCATAATTGTCTACCCTGACCACCTCCCGGAAGTCAACGAGGATTGGGCCACATTCATAAAGATCCCCAGCTACCTCAAACTCAAACTCATAGACTTAATGTCACTTACCGATTATGTCCTCAAAATAATGATGCAGGCAGGGGACTTTGACATGGTTTACTGCTTCAGCAGTGGCCCCTTCTTCCAACTCATAGGAACCCTCCTTGCGAGGATGTCACGCTGCCCTTGTGTCATGCACATAAACGGGAACGGAGCCCTAGCCCGGAGCTTCTTCATGACCCCGATGAAGAAAATGCAGGAGGACGCCGTAGACACGCTCGGCCTCAATAACGTGGATGTAATAGTGCCAATAAGCAGCCATCTACAAGAAGTCATAGGGAGTAGGGTGCTCGATGCTTCCCGAATCACTAGGCCAGTGCCATTCAGCGTCGACCTTGATGCCTTCAAGCCTGCACCGATGCCCTCAAGACTCTGCGTGGGTTACGCTGGCAGAATCAGCCCCGAGAAGGGTATCGAGTTCCTACTCAAGGTCATGGATGCAACCCCTAAGATGAAATACCGGATCGCAGGTCCCATAGAGAAGATGGATGGCAAATTCCCCGATAACTGCAACTACACCGGAGAATTTGAGCACCACGAGATGAACTACTTTTACTATCTCAATAGCATCCTCACTCTACCGAGCTATGGGGAAGGAATCTCAGCGCTAATCCTGGAATCCTACGCAACCGGGCGACCCATAATCTGCACGCCTGAGGCCCATCCTCCCGAGCTGCCTGTCATAGGCTATGAGGTCTCCAGGGACGTGGAGGCCTGGACAAAAACCATCCAGGAACTGACTCCAGAAGATGTCGCAAAGAAGGGCAAGGAAGCCCGAAAATGGATCACAGAGAACTGGCCCTCCTGGGACGATTTCGGAGTAGCCATGACAAAGGTATTCAAGGTAGCAATGAAAGACTACCCCGTGACTGAACACTAATACCCTAGAGAGAGGAGAATGAAAATGAGTAAAGCAACCGTGAAAATGGTAACCGTAAGATACAAGGGTAAAACCCCAATAGGAACCCTCATCCCCAGGCGCATGTGGCGCCCAGGAGATAAAGCAAAAGTCAAACCTAACGTGGCCGAAATACTCTTCAGAAACAAGAACTTCGTCAAGTCCAGGATCCTAAAACCAAAGAAGGCGGCAAAAACAGAGGACGAGCCTCAGGAGGTAGTGGATCTACCGCCCACCAAGGAAGTAACAATCATCACTGGGGTCGATATGGAGACTATCAAAGTCATAATTGATCCTGAAAAGGAGAATCAAGAAGAGGTGACTGAAAATCCCAGTACCTAGTCCCCAGAAGGATGAAGAAAAGGATGCCTTCATATCAAGGTGTATAAGCACCCTGCATGATGAAGATCCGAAACGCCCCAATGATCAGATCGTGGCAATGTGCTTCACATCCTGGAGAGAGCACCAAAAAGGGGCAAGCCACGAGCACAAATTCATCACCTCAATCCACCAGTTAGAGGCAGGCGTTGAGGGTAACCTAGCCACATTCTACCTGATGAACACGGCTAGGAATCGGAACAAGTTTGGAGTCACCCGCGAGGCCTTGGAGCATGCCCTCCCCACACTCACCCGCGTGGCTCTCGGCTGCGGGGAAGGATATGACATCTCAACTCACTTCGGCAGCCGAATGGAGGTCGGCAAGTTCATCAAGGGTTGGATGCCCAATGGCTATGCCCTCGGGACGGCTAAGGTAGAAGACGATACTGTCTGGGATAACCTGAAGAAGGGAAAGTGGGGTCCCATCAGCGTAGTGATAACCGCCTACCTGGAAGTATGCAGTGAATGTGGCGAAGACCTCACAGGCAACGAAAAATTTATGGAACATAGTTGCATCGCGGAGGGTGGAGCCTACCTTCTAGTTGAGAGCTTCAAATTCGTACGTGTCGACTTCATCGACAATCCGGCCTACCCCCAGGCCGGACTCACAGACCTGGGAGGAGTAGCGGAGCCGATAGTCATCGCCCCGCTAGAGCTCGTTGCCGGAGTCTATGAATCACAGTCCACAACTTGGACCGCAAGGTCCAGTAGACAGGCCCCAGGGAGCCTTAATCCCAAAGAAGAAAAGGAAAAATTGATAATGAGCAAATTGACAGCAGAGCAATTAGCGGATAAAATCACGGAACTAACAGCACAAACAAAGGAACTGACAGCCAAGACAACTGATCTGGAAGGACAGGTCAAGACCCTCACATCCGAAAAGGATTTACTCACGAAGAAGCTAGAGGCACAGGCGCCTCCGGCTGATGATGTCGAAGAGGATCCCAAATACAAGGCACTCGAAGCCAAGCACAAGGATACTGAGACAAAGGTGAAGAAGATGGAAGATGAGAGGCACGCTGAACTCGTTGAACTGGCAGTAGATGCCAGATTCACAGCAGGCCTTGCACCCGACAAAGACAAGGAAAAGGAAAGGCTAGCTGGTTACACTGACGACTACCTCAAGCTCCTAACAGAGGACGCTGAGAAAGTCGCCAAGGCACTTGAAGACTCAGAATCCAAAGGACCCAAGTCAAAGTTCGGCAAGGAAGCACAGGATACACTCAAAGCTGCCATCGAGGACAGGAGAGCACAGATATACAGATACAACCGGGACGATACCGGTAAGGTGATTGTATGACAATCGCAGTAGGAGACATCGTACAAGAGGCGCTCCTCGTAGTCGAGGACGTCACCGTCAAAGAGAACGAAGACATTGAGAAGGGTGAGGTCATCTACAATGACGGCAACGGGTTCCTAGTGGCCCCGAACACCGTCACCGCATCCAAACTCTATGTAGCCCTAGAGTCCCACGATTACTCGGAGAAATCCAATCACGTCATCGGAGCCGCCCTTATCGGTAAGATCTGTGTACAGAAGACCATTCAGGCCGCCATCGAAGAAGGCGATCTGGTCATGATCGGAACTACAACCGGAGAGGTCACGCTTTACGTGCCAGGAGACTGTCCGACAGGGAGTGCTAGTACCTACTACACAACTGTCATCGAAGCAGGCATACAGGAAGCCATCGACGAATATGAGATTGTACTCGGAACAGCCGCAGAGGACGCGGCCGAGTCAGCTACTAAGATCGTCGTATGGGTAGGAGTGAAGTGACAATGGAAAAACTACCTAGAATAACACGAAGCCCTATAACAGGAAACTACTTCAGCGGATCTAACCCTGAGCATGATGCTAAAGGCACCACTTGGATGGCCGGCGCAATCATGCCAGACGACATTGCAGACATTCAGGCAGTAACCATCCTTGATGAGGTCTATGGCCTCGCAAGGCCACTGTACAAGATGAGGCAAATCTGTCGTCCGATACGCATGGATAAACTGACAGCCAGGCTCGACATCGCATCCACACTATCAGCCCATAGGAAAGTACCGCCCATGGTGGAGGCAGACATCAAATCAGAGGACTACAGTTCGGTGAACTTTGACCTCTGGAAGAACGTCACCCACGTCGTCATACCTGACGAATCCGGCATGAAGGCAGCACATGACATCATGGCGCTGAATACAATGGACGCAGCTAGAGCCCTAGCATACGCAGAGAACCAGGACATCGTAGATATTGCCGAAGCCGACATCACCGAGAAGGTGGCAGGAACACCCTACGTCGACTGGGGCGCCCGGACAACTGGAGTCTCAGACACCGATCCGATGCTGGCCATACAGGCATCCATAGCCTACATAGCAGGCCAAGGATACCCACCTGACTTTATGTCGATACACCCGACAATCTGGAGCAAGTTTATCACCAACACATACATCAGGGACCTAGTCCACTCAGGAATCCTCAAAGTCGCACCAACAGGGAGCACCTTCACGCTACCTGGATGGCCGACCATTGAGATCATCGTTGACTGGACTCTCACTGAAACACCCACTAGCACTATCGGACCCATCGTAGGCAGCAGAGCGGCACCTGGCCTAGTAATCGGGGAAGGACCCATCATGGCTGAGAAGTACCGCAGCCCCAGCGCGGGATACGACGCCTACATTATCCGTCAATGGCTCGAACCAAAAGTCATACTCGACGAAGCACTCGATATGATATGCACTTGAGAGTCCATTTTAAGGCGTGGACTCTCATACAGTGCCTAGTTTCACCCGATTTTTAGGGACATAAACAGCCTTCAACAGAGAGAAGAGATAGAGATCTACACGACTGTGAGGAACAGTCATGCACATGGAAACCCACCTAGATGAGGAATTTGGGAGGGCGCAACAGGGGCGACATCCTGTGGCTCTCCATTCAAACTTAAGTGTCAAATAGGATAAGGTGTAGGAGAAAGAAGAATGGATTCGAAAAAAAAGGAGATAAAAGAGAAACGGACAAAAATTCTGGAAGAAGCGAAACAGCTTGAAACCCAGATCATGAATGCTCAACAGCAGACAGCAGGTTTACAGAACTTCATAAACCAGGCCACAATAAGATTATCTAATTTAAGAGGTCGATTGGAGCTTCTGAACGAACTATACCCAGAGGAACTTCCAGTACCATCGTAATCTGAGTGATAAAAATGGCTTACTGTACAGCGGCGGATGTCCGCCTGATAATCGAGACAAGCATGGAGACTGACGACATCACAAGCCTCATCATTCTCGCGGATGACGAGGTGGATGAGATGGCCGAGGGCGTCACCCTTAGCGACGTGGACAAGAAAAGGTGCAGCATGTACCTGACTGCGATCATGATCGCCGAGAAGCAACCTAGCTCCTACACTGTGGGCTCCGTCAGAATCAACATGAAGGATAGGTCTGCGCGGTGGCTGAAGAAGGTTCAGGACATCATAAACGACAACCGGACGATACCCGTTAAGGTGACCTCATATCAGAAGATAGATCAGGATTCCCGTTATCCCCTATAACCAAGGAAGTGACCTGAATGACAGACATGAGCGGCCTGATCAAGATGCACGGGTCACTGGTGACCATCAAGAAGAAGACAGATGGCGTTGTCGACGCCTATGGGGATCCCGCTGTCACCTGGACTGCCGAGGAAGATCAGGAGCGAGTATGGATTCAGGCAGCTTCCCAGATAAGGGACTCCGAGATCCTCGAACTCATAGCTGGCAGCATAGATACATCCACCTATGTCGGATACCTACTCACGGACACCGTCATAGTAGCCGGCGACATTGTGGAGGAGGGAAGCCGCCGGTTCGATGTGAAAAGAATTATCTCGCGGTCAATCTTCGGGGACTTGTCCCATTATGCAGCCCATCTAAGCCTGCTTGAGGAGGGGACCTGATCTGCAGGATCCTCTGATAACCATTATGGCCAAACTCAAAGAGGAGTGGTCCCTGACGGGGGACCTCATCGTTGGCAACATAAAGTTCTCAACGGGCTGGTATGAATCGGAGATATTGACCCCTCAGGTCACGGTGACGCTGGCGATGGATGACGATGAGCCCTTTGAGCTTGGCTACGGGGTCATCCGGGTGAACGCCATCTACGAGATAAACATCTGGGTATCCCTTGTTAAGACCACGGGCAAGGGTCCAGGGAAGGCCAAGGCGTACATCTGGGATATGCAGGAAGAGGTCAAACGAATCCTGAAGGCCAACCACACATCGCTGACGGATATAGCGGAGATAGTCCTCAACCAGGCAGGGCGTAGATTGGATGACCTGACTCTTGATCCACCTATTCTCAGGTGGAGTAAAGAAGTCCTAGTTTTATACAATATTTAGAAAACCACGGTAGAGAGCGCGCTCATGGAGCTTAAGCCATAATCTTATGGCGACCATGGAGAAATGAGCAGATTGAAAAAAGGAATAAAGAAAAATGGTAACCACAACATTCAGTGGCAGACAGGCATTAGTGGGAGTAGACGTCAATAACTTAGTAGCCTACACGGACGCCGACCAAGTTGAATCCATCAGCCTCGAGCATAGCCAGGATCTTACTGAGATCTATCAGTTAGGAAGTGTTGATCCTCAGGAGCTCAAGGAAGGAACCGTATCCATATCAGGCACCTTGACCCGGAAATATGAGACTGGTAACTTCAGCGCATCGGCCGTAGCCTTTAACGTTCTGGCAACAGCCGCCGTCAAAGTAGTTTACTACGTCGGCCTATTCCCAGAGGGTGATGAGTTCCCCCGGATCCTCATTAGCAACTGCAAATTCCACAACTACACCATCGGAGTTGACATCGACGGTATCCTCGTAGAGACAATTAGCTTCAAAGGTCTCGCGCTGGCAATCACAGAGTCTTAGGTGAATCCAAATGACTACAACATTCTCAGGAGCCCAGGTAGCCCTCAAACTTGAGAGGCTGCTGGCGGAAGGCAAAATCAGTAAGGAATACATTGGAGCACTCAGCGGAGGCGCTGTTGATCAGAACTTCTACACAAAGCGATTCCCCATAACACACGATGCAGCTGAGCCTGGTGGAGTAACCGGAGCAGTTGTTCTAAACGGCGAAATAACCACATCATTCAAGACCAACCTGACGGGGAAGGCGGACGACTACTACAACGGCATGACGATCAGATTCACATCAGGCGCCCTCGCGGCAGCCAACCAGATGCGGATCATAGATGACTACGTTGAGGTAGACGGAGTTATTACCGTAACCGTGGCCTTCAGCGAAGCCCCAGGTTCAGGTGATGCTTTCATACTTGAGCCAAGCGTAGATGTCTTCACAGATGATGGCGGCGTAGGTTCATGGACAGAATATACTGAGGATGGCACTGACTATCAGATTAATGCCCTCACGGGCGAGGTTAGGATCCTAGCGGCGGAAAACCAGGCAGGCAACGCAGGCGAACGCATCAGCATCAGCTACTACCAGAGCGAGGCTCCGGCGGTAGGGCAGAACGTGACTATTGAGCACAGCCAGGAACTCACCGAGATCTATCAGTTAGGAAGTGTTGATCCTCAGGAGCTCAAGGAAGGCCCTGTGTCCATATCAGGTACAATCGGCGTTATCTGGGCGGACAGGTCTTTAATGGGCACCTTCTTAGGTTTAAGTGACTTCTACAAGAAACTTGCAGCCTATAGCTTCTACCTATATCCTAACAAGGAAGTAGTCGGCCAGCCGTACATCAAGCTCACAGGGGTCAAATTCTCAGGTGGGACCCTGGGCGTCGATATTGAAGGACCCCTGGCATTAGATGTCAGCTACAAGGGACTAGCCTTCGAGACCGGTACACTTTAGGAGATATGAAGAATGGAAACTGAAACCATAGTCACACCCACACAGAGGAAACAGGAGATCGAGTCCCGTAAAGCCCATCAAAAAGATGTAGAGCAACACACTCAGAAAGAGAAGGACAATCTTATACAAACACTCAGCATCAGAGACAGGCTTCAACGCAGACTCAAGACTAAAACCTACAAAACAGAACTTGAGGATGATCTTGGCGTGTTCATCATTGAAACTAGATTGATGACAAGCGAAGAACGACTCAATGCTCTACGATTCAACGCCAAACTTAGAACCTCTGAGGGTGACATCGATGAATACAGTAAAGCCCTTCAAGGGTTCAAAGGAATCTTGAAGGACGTCTGCCGAACCCCTGGTCTGGAAGAATACTGGGACAGCGATGAAGTGAGTGATGACGTCATTGTCGCCGTTATCATGAACGCCGTCTACGGCAGCATAGAAGCTGTAGGAGACAGCGTAGGCGCTTTTCGCAAGAAGTAACACAGGACAGTTTTATATTGAACTCTGTCTTGCCACTGGTAAAACCATGCGTGAATTAGGCGAGTTGAAGCGTCACGATCCAGAAGGATATGAGTTTCTAGAGATAGCTCTCAGTGAGCGTATCAAGAGACACAACGATGCGGTAAAGAGAGCAAACAAAAGGGGGCGCTAAGAACTGAGCATCAGATTCTCCATGGAATGGAAAGGCCTGGAAAACTATCGAAAATACTTAGCGTCAGATTTACCCAACGCATTCGAGGAATCCGTCATCGAAGCCCTAAACGAGACGGCTATCGACGCCAAGGCAAGGGCTAAGGAGCTGGTTGCTGTGGATACGGGGAGCCTCCAGAAGAGCATACGGAGAGAGCGATTTGCCAGGCCTGCTGGTAAAATCGTGTACACTGGGATAAGAGCCGGGGGCTATGTGAAGAACCCTAAGACGGGGCGACTCGTGGACTATGCTGGATTTCAGGAATATGGGACTAGTCGCATGAGGCCACGTCCCTTTATGAGGCCCGCCTTAAAATGGGCTTCAAAGAAAACAGAGAGATACTTCTGGCAGGCATTAAGCAGGAGGGTGAACGTTCGATGAGTGAAGGACCAATTATCACCGGGACATTAAAAGTCAAAGACGATACTGGTAAGACCCTTAAATCAATTCAGGGAAACCTCACCAGTGTCACGAAGAAAATAGCCCTAGCCGCAGCAGGTCTAGGCGTGGCAATGATGGCAGGCATAGGCGCCGGTATCAAGATAGCCG